GCTATTACAGCACAAACCAAGAAGTTGAAAGCAAAGTGGACTCCAGAACTTGGACAAGACTTGAACGCTTACCACAACTTGGATGCTGAAGTAGAATTGACTTCTATCCTTTCTGAGCAAATTGCTCTTGAAATCGATCGTGAGATCCTTGCTGACCTCGTAAATGGTGCAACTGCTGCTACTTACTACTGGTCTCGTTCTCCGGGAATGTTCTTGAATCGTGTTACTGGTGAAGAAATTGGCGCATCTGCTGTCGCTCCTGACTTCACGGGTACTGTCTCAGAATGGTATGAAACTTTGATCGAAACCATCAATGACGTTTCTGCTCAAATCCACAGAAAAACTCTTCGTGGTGGAGCTAACTATGTTGTTGTTTCTCCAGAAGTTGCTAACATTCTTGAGTTTACTGCTGGTTTCCGTGCAAACGTAACAGCAGACGCAGAAAGTGGTGAAATTGGCGCTGTGAAGGTTGGTTCTTTGAACCGTAAGTTTGACGTAATTGTTGATCCTTACTTCCCTCGTAACGCCATTCTCGTAGGTCGTAGAGGTAACTCTTTCCTTGAAAGTGGTTATGTTTATGCTCCTTACGTTCCGCTGCAAACAACTCCAACCATCTTTGGACCAGAAGACTTTGTTCCTCGTAAAGGCGTAATGACTCGCTATGCGAAGAAAATGGTTCGTCCGGATATGTACGGATTGGTTATCTGTCGTGGACTTCTCGGTGAGTCTGGTTCCTAAGTTTTTTACTTAGATAACTAAAAAGAAGCCCTTCTGGACTTTCCAGAGGGGTTTTTTATTTTTTAAAACTATTTAATAGAGTCTAGGAGACCACAATGGGAATTAAGAAAAAAAGAATCAAATTAGCCTTAAGAAAAGCCTTGGAGAATCCAATTGTTGATAATCCTACCATGGATATTGAAAATTCTGTAATCCAAGAAAAATTACAACAAGTGTCAAAACCAGAAACACCTGTTGAAACTGCTACAGAGTTGGAAACAGTAATGGAAAATTCTCCAATCGAAGAAAAAGAAGAAACTGAGCAAAAGCCCAAGCAATCTTCTCCCAAGAAAAGAAAAACCACTATTAAGAAAACCAAGCCAAAAGCAACTTCTAGACGCAAAAAACCTAACTCCTCCAAATGATTATGTAAAACAATGTGAACCCTCGTGCAAAAGCTCGGGGGTTTCTCCTATGATAGACTATTTACAGAGAGCGGAGGAATAATGAATGGCTTTTCCAAGTTTAACCCCATCGTCGACAACATCGGCCATAACCCTACCTTCAACGGGATCTGAATCTGGTGTAACAGATTCTTTAGCAATCAAATTTTACACTTCTGATTCGTTTTTATCTGGGGCGGCTGCTCAAGTTGCATTTACTTATAAAAGATTGGGTGGAGATGTTCTGGATATAGAACTAACGGCTGAAAACGTCTACAACCATTACGAAGAAGCCGTTTTGGAATATTCTTACATTGTTAATTTACATCAAGCCCGAAACTCCCTTGGGTCTGCACTTGGAGGTGAAACCGGATCGTTTGATCATAAAGGCACTATAAGTGGCACTGTTGATAAATCGACAAAATATCCTAAGTTTTTATTTGATTATGCCTTTAGAGTTGCGGACAAGTTTTCTTCGGAAGCTATTATTGGTGGCACAACCCCTATTTACTCCGCTTCATTTACAACAGTATCAGACCAACAGGATTATGATTTACAGAGTATAGTCAGTTCTTCCGCTGTTGGCGAGGAGAGTGTTCCTTATCAAGATTTAGTTGGAAACAAAAGAATAAAAATTAGACAAGTTTATTATGTTACCCCTAGGCAAATGTGGAGATTCTATGGTTATTATGGCGGCTTAAACGTCACGGGTGATATGCACACTTATGGACAATATGCCGATGATTCCTCCTTTGAAGTCATCCCAGTCTGGCAGAATAAAATCCAAGCAATTCAATATGAAGACCATCTTTACACTAGAACTTCTCACTATTCTTATGAAATAATAAACAATAATTTGAGGATCTACCCTATTCCGGACAATGTTTCACCAGATAAATTTTGGTTTAGATTCAGCATTGAAGATAATGATGCTTACGCTACAGGATCTTATGATACGGGAATGGATGGCGTAAATAATATGAGTAATCTTCCGTTCGAAAATTTACCGTATAATAGTATAAATTCAATGGGTAAACAATGGATTCGTAGATTTGCACTTGCTCTCTCGAAAGAGACTCTAGGGCAGATTAGGGGCAAATTTGGCAATTCCGTTCCTATACCGGGTGATAACGTTTCACTGAATGCTTCAGATTTACTTAGCCAAGCAGCTACAGAACAGTCGGCACTAAGAGAAGAACTAAACAAGCAACTAGACGAGATGCTTTATGCTAAATTAGCAGAGGCTGATAAGGCCTTTGTGGAAAACACAGATGCAATAGTCTCTAAAGCCCCTATGAAGATTTATGTAGGATAATTGAATGCCAAAATGGACTAGACCAACATCACCGCCACCGCCATTATTCTTGGGTGAGAAAGAAAAAAACTTAGTCAAACAAGTTAACGATGAAATTATAGAAAGAGTTGTCGGTCAGCAAGTTTTGTATTTTTCGATTGATGTTGAACACACAAATTATCACCCTCTTTATGGCGAAGCATTAGAGAAAAATTTTCTACACCCTATTAGGGTTTATGCATTAGTAGAATATCAAGGAGTAGAGACATCAGATATGGACAATTTTGCAATCGACAAGGCTACTAAAATAAAAATAAACTTTCACAAAAGAAGATTGACCGAAGACCAAAATTTATTTGTTAGAGAAGGAGATTTTGTTAGATTTGGAGATATATTCTATGAGATAGTAAAGCTTATAGAACCAAAATTACTGTTTGGGCAACCGGAAAGTAGATTTGAAATTCAAGCAGAGTGCATAAGAGCTAGGGAGGGACTATTCAATGCCGAGTGAAGAAATAATTCCTTTTGATCCTTCTACCCTAGAGACGATTGACATGGCAGTTTATAAATTTATTGATTCTACTTTGAACCCGCATGTAAACTCTAATAGTGGATATTCCAAGGTTCCCGTTTTGTGGCTTGGAACGGAGAGGCCATATCAAATTAAAAACAACAAAGAACTTAGAGACAGTGTTGGGAAGCTAAAATTACCTTTAATAACTATAACTAGATCGAGCGTAACTAGAGACAAAACATTTCTCGGATCTTATCAAGCAGGGGGTCCATCCGAGTCTGGCTATGGAGGCGGAAGCGTTGAGATAACAAAAGTAATAAAACAAGATAAAACAAGAAACTTTGCTAACGCTGATGAAAATAGATCTAACAAAGGAAATGAAACAGGCCCCTCATCTAATTCAAAAATAGTTTACGAGACCATTACTATCCCAAAGCCAGTTTATGTTACTTGCATGTTTGAAATAAACTTAAGAACCGAATATCAACAACAAATCAATGATTTAATCTCCACATTCTTTTTAGACGAAAAGAACACCGCGCGAATTGAGCACGATGGTCATAAATATGAAGTTTTCATTCAGGATGATTATGGCTTATCTAATAATTTGAATTCTTTAGGGTCGGAAGAAAGAATGTTCACAGCTAAAATTCAGATAAAAGTTCTTGGATATATAGTGGGTGGAGGTATCAACAGAGATAGGCCAAAAATAACCCGAAGACAAAATGCTGTTCAAGTTAGGATCTCTAGAGAGCGCGTAATAGTCGATAGCGATAGACCATGGTCAGAAAAAATTCCGGGCGATAAGGGGAAATACAGAGAATTTTGACTTTAGGCATTTATTAAACTATTTAATAGGAATAAGAATACAATTTAAGGAGACTTTTAATGCCTACAAAATTTGACTTTGTTTCTCCAGAGGTTCAACTAAGAGAAATTGACCAATCGCAAATCCCGGCAGTGCCTGAAAAAGATGGCATCCTTTTGATCGGGAGAGCCAGATCTGGTCCGGCAATGAAACCAATTAAAGTTAATAATTTAAATGACTTTGTTGAAATTTTTGGAAACCCCATGGATGGCGTTAGACAAGAAGACCCTTGGAGACAAGGAAATACTGGTGCACCGAACTACGCTGCTTATGCTGCTCAAGCATATTTAGCAGCAGGGATCGGACCAGTTAAATATGTTAGATTATTGGGTCTGGAAAAAAACGTTTCAAATCCTGCTGGTTGGAACTTAGGAACGCCTAATGCAACAATCGCTGACAACAAAGGCGCTTTTGGTCTATTTTTGGTTCCATCTGGGGCCGCTGAAGCAC